AAAGTATCGAGGTTGGCATTCATACGCAAGCGATAAAACCACTCTAAGAGCTTTAAACGGGCTTATTAAACGCGGTTCTATCGTTATCAATGATAATCAACAATTTAAAATTAATATATAAGGGGCTTAATTATGACTAGCTTATTAAAACAGTTTATTTGGTTACTCTTAGGATTCATAAGCGCTTATTGTTGGCTTATCTTATTACTAGCGCTCTAAAGTTACACTTTAAGCGCCTTTAAACGGGCGCTTATGGGGTAATTTTACCCGAAACCTTGAAAGGTAAAAACATGTATACATCTCAAAGGCAGCAAATTGAATTACTTACGCAAGCGTTAGCACTTGCGATCACAGCGCCAACAAACCAAAAAGCAAACGAATGCATTGAAATGGCTTATTCATTCATGCGAGGCTTACCCGCTCAAACTGTAGAGCGTTGCAAGTCTGAGGCTTCGAGAATGGCGGGTTTAATATGAAATTCATAGCTTATTATCGAGTAAGCACTGATAAGCAAGGTCAAAGCGGGCTAGGTTTGGAAGCTCAAAGAACTATTTGCTACGCTTACGCCCGCAGCATCAACGCTGAAATCATCTCAGAATATACTGACATCGAGAGTGGCTCTCATAATGATAGGCCAGAGCTGCTCAAGGCGTTGGCATTATTGGAAATTGAGAATGGTTCTCGTTTACTTGTCGCGAAGCAATGTAGGCTTACTCGATCGGTAGCATTGATGAGTAGCCTATTGGAAAAGAAGGTGCCGCTTACCATAGCGGAAACGCCCGAAGCTAGTATTTTTGAGTTACATATCAGAGCTGTATTAAATGAGGAAACAAGGCGCCAAATCTCTATCAATACGCGCAACGCGTTAATGGCCGCCAAAGCAAGAGGCGTTAAACTTGGCGCACCTAGAGAGATGATGAGAGTCATCGCTGTCAAAGGCGGTCAAGCACAAGCCAAAGTTAAGATAGCCTACGCATTAAAAATCAAACCTATGTTTGACTTGGCCATGGAAAATTGTGGCCGAGCATCATGTCGCAACATCGCAAAGAAGCTCAATGAACTAGGCGTTAAAACGTACTCAGGAAGCACGTGGACAGCGCCTAACGTATCTTATTACTTAAACAATATCAAAGACAAGGAAAACATAAAATGGTAGGAAAAGTCACGCCCGATGACATGATGTCATGCTCAAGGCTTCCAGCATTATTAGGTTTCAGTAAGTTTCGAACGCCTAATGATGAGTTGAAGTATTCAATTAATGCACTTAACGGGGAGGTTAATGAGTTTTTAGCGCAAGAGCCTATGTTATGGGGCAATCTTACAGAGAAGTTAATATTATCCGAGAGCTGTAAAAGGCTTGGCGTTGATATTGATGATCTAGCCCATGATAAGCCATACTTTCATCCTGACATACCATTGGCTACAAGCCTTGATGGCACAGCGTCTGGCAATGGCACAACAATCTATACTGACATTGACAAAGGTATTTATGTCATGGGGCATGATTCAATTAAGCTTGATGGCTATGGTATTTTAGAAGCCAAGCTTACTGCTCAAGAAGTCGAGAATGAGCCAGCGCCATATCGTGGTGTCATACAGCTTCAAGGCCAAATGGATATTATGAAAGCATCATGGGGCGCTCTTTGTGTGTTATACAAGGGTACAACATTACGCATCTTCCTATACCCCATTAATGAAGATCACATCAACATGATTCACAATGCTGTCGAGGATTTTCAAGAGCGTTTGAATAAGTACAAAACTAATCAAGAGATTGAATGGTATGACTTACAAAACTCTTTTGAAGCCAGTCGTGTGTTTGATCGTGCGGAAAAGAGTACGATTGAGTTACCCGAAGTTGAACTCCAAGCTGAGAAGATCATAGAAATTCGTGAGCATATCATGGAGTTAGAACATGCCATTGATCGCTTACAGATCAACATCATGGAGAAAATGCGTGATGCTGAGGTGTGCAATGCTGGGCGTTACAAAATATCATGGCCTATGCGAAGCTATAAAGCACAGCCAGAAAAGAAGGTGCCAGCTAAGCCAGCTTATGTTATCCGTCAATCTAAATTATCAATCAAGGATCGTATATGAAACAACGTAAATGGCACAAAGAAATAAAAGCTTGGGCTGATGGTGCTGAAATACAAGAAAGATATATTCCAGATGATGATATATGGATAACTTTAAAGGAAGATGATGAACCATTGTGGCATTGCAATGATTATGAATACCGCATTAAACCACAACCTAAAGATTTACAATATTTGTATGTATGGAACGTATTTAACAAAATAGTATTAACACAAGATAAAAATAGTATTGTTATTGATACATGGGACCCAAGTGTTCCTCCAAAATGTATAGGTAAAATTAAACTAGAGGTGGAAAATGAATGATCAAGATAGATTTGAAGCAGAAGTTATGAATGAATTACAACAAAAGGAGAAAAGTATGAAAACTATAGCAACAGCCTTTGTTAAGGCACAGAAAGAGTTTGCACCAGCACTCAAGACATCAACGAATCCACACTTTAGATCTAAGTATGTGTCTTTAGATGGATGTATTGAAGCTGTCATTGACGCACTAAACAATAATGGTATTGCATTGATACAACAGACGCATGATTGTGAGAGTGGCGTTAAGATTGAAACGATACTTGTGCATGAATCAGGTGAGATTCTATCTGGTGGTATCTTACATGTACCAGCAGCTAAGCAAGACCCTCAAGGATACGGATCAGCATTAACTTATGCCCGTAGATATAGCCTTATGGCTACTTGTGGCATAGCCCCAGAGGATGATGATGGTAATCTAGCTACAGAAAGAGCTGGCAGTGTTGTAAAAAAGCCACAAACTAAAGAATATACCTTCTATATTCCAGGAAAAGACCCACTAGAGCTATCAGATGTCTTGACATGGCAAGCAAAGTTCGATGAAATGAGTGAACAGCTAGTGAATTCTAGCTTAAACCCAGAGGATAAGATATCGAAACTAAAGGCATTAGTAGACGCTAACCAGCCAACACTAAACCGCCTACCCATAACAGTTAAGATGCAATACATAGGCAAGCAAGCCACACGCATCAACACAGTGAAAGGAAAATCAAATGAAACAAGTACGAACTAACTTCAATGCTTTTGAATGGCGTTTCCCACGCTCATTTAAAGAACTCAATGGCTATGAATACGAGGTGACTTTAGAGTCTCCTAAAGAGAAAAGGCAACGCGTATGGAGAGCAACAAAGATCTCCGTAGGCATTGCCCTATCTTTGTATGCTTGGCTTACTTATTCATTACATACATTGTAACTTCGAAGCCGAAGCGCATTTCAGTAGCTGCTGGTTTTGTCCACATAATAGTTCTCCTTTCGTGAGTTTATTATGCGCCAAGTATATAGAATGTATATACGTAAAACCATGAAAGCTACCTAAGCAAAGGAGACTTTATGTTAGATGTTGCAGCAGTCATGTGTATGAGTTTGACCATGTTCCATGAAGCCAGAGGCGAACCAGTCTCTGGCCAAGTGGCTGTAGGATACGTATTGTATCGGAGAGCTGACTTTAACCAGCAGAATATCTGTACGGAAACATTCAAAGCTAAGCAGTTTGAATGGACTACAAAGACCAAGTACATTCCTCCATACGATACACTCAAACCATTCATAGAATTATCCAAAAAAATTATCAAGCAAGAAATCAAAGATAGTAGCAAGGGAGCTATGTATTTTCACAACGTCTCATTGCATAATCAATGGGGCATGAAACCAAGAATCATTATTAACAATCATGTATTTTATTAGGAGGCCATGATGGATAACGAATTAGATTTGGAAGCTAAGAAAGTTAAGAAGCCACTGAAAGGACTTCAAAAATTATACGAAGATCCTACAGAGGATGATGATATTATCAATGAATTTAAACATGACCATGGGATACAGGACAGATACGATGAGTAATATATTCATAGGCATTCCTATGTATGGTGGTGTATGCACAGGCGAGAATGCGATTGCCCACATCAATGCAACTAAGTTGTTTTTAAATAAAGGTATTGGCTACAACTGGCAGTTTCTTTATAACGAATCACTCATTACTAGAGCTAGGAATGGCCTAGTTAAAATGTTTTATGAAACTGAATGCACTCACTTGATGTTCATTGATGCTGATATTAGTTATCGTGCAGAAGATATCTTATCTATGATAGATGCTGACAAAGATATTATTTGTGGTGTCTATCCTAAGAAGCGTATTGCATGGGAAAAGATTGGCGATGCAGTAGCACGTGGTATTCAAGGTGAAGATTTAAAGTATGCTACGGGTGATCTTGTTATTAATAAGCTTAACTATATTGATACGCCATTGCATTCAATGACAGAACCTATAGAAATATTTAATGGTGGCACAGGCTTTATGCTTATCAAGCGTAGTGTATTTGATTTACTTAAACCACATTGCCCTACCTATACCAATGACATGCTGCCAGGTCAGCAAGAAATCGTTACAGAATACTTTGCTACATCGATTGAGCCAGACTCAAATAGATTATTATCAGAGGACTATCACTTTTGTAGATTAGCAAGACTGAATGGGATTAAAGTATGGGCTGCACCATGGGCAAAGTTAGGTCATATAGGTAGTTATAAGTTTGAAGGGACATTATGATGACAAGCAAAGAAAAGTTATTAACTTTATTGTGTATGGTGTGTATCTTTATGATGCTATTTGTTAGTGTTGAGGTAAACATTAATCAGATTAAGCCAAGAAGTTTTGCAGACAAAGATCTAAAGTGTATTGATGGCAAACTATTTGAGGAAGTAAAGAAGAATATGTTTGTAACTAACCACCTTGAATGCTTTGAGCAAAGAAAGTTCTAGCTAAGTGATTGATTGCTATACAGAACCCACACAATCGCTCTATAACGCACGATCGTAAGCAAGGTGATACCTTAGGCTACCTAGTTTTAGTGTAAAGCTTGAGGCTTAGGGGAAATGTAGAGCATCTGCATGTATTCAGCATTGATCTCTATGTAATCATCCTCAGTTTCTGACAAAAAAATTCTAAGGATTGCAAGAGGTTCTTCTTCAATGATCTCAATATCCCAAATCTTACGACCAATAAGTTTGTCTAGGATATCTAGTTGTTCTGATGTAGGGTTTTCCACTAAACAATTTTACCATTCCATTTACCATTTGTGTTAAGAACCATTGGCATTAGTTTAGGTTGTCCATTTAATATCATTCCACATCCAACAATGAATCGAGTCTTGAAGTTCTTAGCATAGTTAAATGCCATAGACTTCTGATTGATAAGAGATCCGACTTGCATACCCCATACTAATGCATCGGGATTGCTATAGTAACCGATACTAAACTTGGTATGGTAATGGCCTTGCACTGTATTCATTCCGTATTGCATAGCTACCTTGAGTACATCAGCAGATAATCCATGGGTAAAGAAGCAGCGTGATCCATCTGATAAGTTAATGGTAATATCTTCTTCCCATTCCCAGCCTTTACCAACACCTAAGAAATCATTGTAATGTTTAAGGTAACCTTTAGGTACACCATGCTTTAATGCACGTCTGTATAACATGGATGAGTGATTGCTATGCACAATCTTCATCTTAGGGAATATCTTTTCTAGTGTTTGAATGTATACAATAGACGCTGCCAACTCATGGCCAGCAGAGAATAGATCTGGATCACTATCATGCATAGACATCGCATGCATATCAAGCTCGTCACCAATATTAATAACGAGATCTGGTTTGTATTTTGTCTTGAGCGCTTTAAGAAAGTTGAATGCATCTGGGTGGTGATATGGTATATGGAGATCACTGATTACTAATACGGACTTGTATGCTTGTGCCATTACAGCTCCTATAAATTAGGTATCTGAAAGATAGCACAGTTAGTTTGTTAAATCAATAGCCTGACTTAAACATCTTAGCTTCTGCTTCACGTCTTAGTTGAAGTCCTTTAAGCACACGCCCACCAGCACGACAATACTTTAGGAGCGATTCCATAGCCGCTTCTTTATCGCCACGAAGCAACGCTTGACGGAGTGTTGATCTTTGAAATGTACCCAAGCCAAGATTGAAGGCAAAAGAAACCAAGCAATCGAATTCACATTGTCTAAGGCGCACGTTAGGTAGCATCTTAGATACTCCCAACTCGAAACGATTGAGGTCGGATTTAAGAAGTCCATCTATTTCTTCTTGCGTAAAAGTTCTGTTCCAAGAATCAGGCAAATGTTTGCCATCGCCGATAAGGTGACCAACACCCACAGTATACAGGTTTGCAGCACAACGATAGGGCCGACTACGCACACCTTCAAAATCTTTAATAAGTTCGATACCACGCTTAGATACTTTCACGTTTCTTTTCCCATGTGCGAGAGCCAAAGTAGAATCCAATGATAGAAGCTACAATGCTCATCTCATCGCTAGAGAATATAGCATCCATAGATTCTGGTGTGAATCCACCAGTAGATTTAACTGCCCATATGAATCCAGCTACATCAACGAATACAAGTAAGCCTACAAAAGTAAATGCAACGAATGGTCTTACACAAGCATTGAGAGTCTTGACCCATTGTGATGCACCTTCTACAAGCTTAGTGTCATGTGCATATAATGCTTCACGTTCTTGAGCGTACGTTTCTGCGTACGTTCCTTCTAATTCAATAGCAGCAATCTTCTCTTGAGATACAAAACCTTTCTCTGCCATACGCATAGCTTGTTCGTTCTGTAACTTAGCCATCTCACGTTCATGTGCTTGGTCACCTTTTTGCTGAAAAAATCC